TCTGAATGTAGGCTCTGAAAGGACGACACTGACCTCCTTCATTCATAAATTGCTACTAAGGAGACAGTCCCGATGGCTAAGAAACCTATCAGTAAGAAGGACATGCCGTGCAACAAGCCACGGCGTACTCCGTCACACCCCAAACCGCGAAGGGAAAGAATTAATGGCTAAGGCTCCATTGAAAAAGAAAGGCTGCTCGACAGTAATGGCGGGAAAGCCAATCCTCAGAAAGTAGAACACCCCTCACCATGACACTCAAAAATCAGATTAAAACCCTAATCGCTCTAAGCGAAAGTAGCGGTTGGTCTACGCTTAACGAAGTTATGAAGGAAGAAGTCCTTCAGTTAGCTTTGTCGATGGCTCGCTCTAAGGAGATGTCTCAGCAAGAGATGGACTTCAATCGGGGTGCAATATGGGCGGCAGAGCAAATGCTCAACTTACCCTCACGGCTCATCCTTAAACTAGAGGGTGAGCTTTCATTTGAAGAAGCACCGTCCCGCCAAGGCCGGACAGAAGGAGAATAACATGGACGATCAACTGCAACGCATGGCTGCAAAGCAACTTGGCGCACCAGCGCCTCAAGCCCCAGCGGCACCCGCCGAGGCTCCCACCACAGTACAGGAAGCCGCAGAGCAAAAGGGTTCCCCTAAAACAGAGGGCGACCGCGTACAGCAAGACCCGCTTGTTTACAAAGTGAAGATGGGTGATGAAGAGCGTGCATTAACGCCAGAACAAATTTCATCTACGTTCTCTCGGTACAAAGACTTGAACTACCGAAATGCTCAGATGAAGCCTATCAGCAGCATCGCCGAAAAACTGATGGAAACATCTGGCGCGAGCCCGGAGCAGATTGCCAGCTTGATGAATGCGTCGTTGCAAGCGTTTACGAAGAACGCACAGCTTGGCCAGAACCGCCCAGCGCAACAAGGCGTGGCGCAACCTGAGCAGCCTAGCCCTACTGCTATGCAGCCGAATATCGAGAACGAGTTTGCGAAGTACGAAGACGACAACGCAATTTCGTTACCCCCTGGGTATCGTGAGGGCATGGACCGCATTCAGCGCATGGAGCAACAGCTCCAACAGCAAATGGGCGCAATGAACCAAGTCTTACAGCGCAGCCAGCAAGGTGCGCAGCAGGGCATGAACGCAGCCCAAGGCGCACAGGTTGATCGCAATACTGCTATCAAGCAAACGATTGCAAACAACCTTGACCGAGCACAGCAACAGGCTGGCCTTCCCGATGAGGAGGGCAAAAACTTCATGAGCTATGCCGGCGAACGCGGCTATACCATCGAAGACTTTGCTGATGCCTCTCTCGCGTCAAAAGTCATCAACGACTTCAAGAACGAACGTAACACTCCAGAGTTTACTCGTTTGCAGGATATGGCCTCTCGCCGAGAAGCCTTTCTCAAGAACCAATCGGGCGGGCCGACTTCTTCTCCGGGTGCTCGAGGTGGAGACGACACTCTCACTCGCTTAGGTGCGCAGGCTTTGTCCAAGAACATAGCGGGCGTTCGATAAAATAACTGCACGAGGGACGACCACTCAGCGCCCCTCGTGCATATTCGTCTTACACGGTGAGCGCTACGGCCCTCTTATACCGGGTAAAACATGGGACTAAGGATACGGCTGCGTGACAATCCGAGCCGAAATCTGATGGCCCTCGCAAATGAAACTATAGCTGAAAGGATATACCCATGGCTGGTATTCAAGGCTTGCGGGGCACAGGTACGTTCGACGTAGACTTCCGCCCTAAGAACTATCGCGAATTATTCACACTCCTCGAGCCAAATGGCAATGCACCCCTAAATGCTTTGTTATCAATGACTTCCTCGGAAGCAACTGATGACCCAGAGTACAAAAACTTTCGCGACGAACTTCCCGAGCGTAAGTTGACCGTAGACGGTGCAGTAGCTTCGGCCTCTACGGCCACCATCACTACGGACGCTGGTAACGACAACCTGTTTGCGGTTGCCGGTACTATCCTGGTGAACTCTGCGACTGGCGAAGTAATGCGAGTTACTGCTGACAGCACGGCCACTGGCTTGACTGTTGAGCGTAACATTGGCGGCACAAGCCATACTATCGCAGACGGCGCGGCTCTCTTCATCTCAGGTTCGGCCTTTGAAGAAGGGGCATCTAGCCCAACTGGCGTCAGCTTCGATGCGACAGTAGCAACGAACTACACACAAATTTTCCGTACTGCCTTTAAGGTGACAGAAACTTTGCGTGCTACGAACTTGCGCACTGGCGACAAAGAAGACGAGATGGCCACTAAGGCGCTCAAGCTCCACATGCAAGACATTGAACGTGCTATGTTCTTTGGTAAAAAGCATGAGAGCAACGGCACTTCAGCACAGCCACGTCGCTTTACTGGCGGCTTGACTAACGCTATCTCGAACGTACTTGACCGCTCTACTGCTTCTGGCGTTATGACTGAGGATCAGTTTGACCGCGCATTGATTGAAGACATCTTTGCATTCGGCTCCAAACAGAAAATCATGTTCTGTGGCGCTAAGGTTGCTGGTCACTTGCAGAAGTTCGGCAAAGACCGTTGGGCTCCACAAGTTGTAGAAGGGGCGTACGGCATAAATCTTACTTCTTACAACACGTTCGCGGGTGATTTGATGGTGCACTTGCATCCTCAGTTCCGTCAGGTTCCGGGCATGGAGAATGCGGCGATTATCATCGACTTCCCATACCTCAAGTACCGTTACCTCGATGGTCGCGATACGTCCCTACTGCGTGATCGTCAGTCTCCCGATGAGGATGCAGTCAAGCACGAATTTCTGACCGAATGTGGTTTGGAAATGTTGCAGGACAAAACACACGCCTACATCAAAAACTGGAACGATGTCGCTGCCTAAGCGATAATCCACAAGGTTTTAGGAGGGGCTGCTTCGGTGGCCCCTTTTTCATGTGGGACGACAGTAGAGCTCTTTGCGCCCATAAATAGTGAGAACCACTTAGGAGACTTCAATGGCACGCAAACGCGCACGCACAGCAACCGGCCACTATCAGGCCGACGATCCATCTACGCCAGATTTAAACGAAGCATTTGAACAGGAAGAGGCTCCAAAAGAACCTTCTCCATCTAAGACGGCTCGTCAGAAAAAGGCTCCTAAAAACGATAACAAGTCACAGTTTGTTTACTATGTTTCCGCCGAGCCTGAGAATGGAGCGTTTGATCTTCGGATTACAGATAATGTCCGTGTCTCTGGTCGTTGGGATGCGGAGCGTTCGTATGTTCACTGGCGTGTGCCGCGTGAAATATCGGACCTTGCGAAGTTGCACCACCACATTTGGTCGGGCCGTGTCATTTGTTGTGAGGACGAATAATGGCTGAGAAGAGCGTACAAAAACCCTTTGCGGCGGGCCGAGAGAAATTCAGCCCGCTTGAAGACTTAGTGCGCTCGGCTCTTGTTCGCGCTGGCAACTTCTCTCCTTCCCGTGTGGATGGGGAGGTTATGATGATGATGATAGAGCTTGCTAACCGTGTGATTGAGGACGTGCGTAAGCACCCTTATCACGATGGGTCAGACATAGACTACTACAACGACCCAACTGAGTTTCGCAAAATTCCTGACATGATTATGATTGACGGTCTTACTTCTCATTACTTGATCCAACAGGGGTCAGAGAAGGCCATCATGTTCTTGCAGATGTATCAGGCCACAATGACTGACATCCTGCTTACAAGAATAGATGGGAATAAGCGTTATTTTGCTAAGGTCATGGATGGCGGAAGTAACTCAAGGTATAACTGATGGCACGATTAACGTATGCTCCCATTGCGATAAACAGTCAGGCCACGACCTACTACGGGTTTCGTGGCATTGACCGTTCGCGTGACATCACGGCGATGGAGCGTCAGAAGGAGCAGAACTTCTGGCTCCTAGACAACTGTTACGTTGACTATCGTGGCCAGCTTATTCGCGATCCTAAATTTTTCTTGCACAGTGGCTCCAACCGCTTCCCTGTGAAAGCGTTGCGTTTCTATAACCGTGAAGGCGTTGTCTTTGCGGAAGAAGATGCAGCGGAGACGCACCTTGCCTCAGATAGAGGACACCGAGTGGACGGGGCTTTCCCCAAAGGCGCAATCGTCACAATGACGAACTTCAAAGGCAAGGTGCACATTTTCTCAGACGATACTCGGATGTACCGCTACGACGGCTTTGAGTTCTCTACGTCTACGGCTTCTATCAAGCCTTCCTTTGGCGTTCCCATTCAGCGGCGTCTGGCTGTTTCTGGTTTTAAGGATCGGCCTACGACCATTGAGTTTTCTCGCGTAGATAACCCGGATATTTTCTTAAACGAAGAAGCTCCT